TCTACCTTAAAGTTTTTTAGAGCATCTCCGGGGTTCTTCGCAACATCTCCTATTAAAGTCACAACACTCGTAAAAGTATCTGTAATGAAACTACCTACACTTTTTGCAACGTCAAAGATACCACTAATCATATCAAATGGTGCCTCAAAAATTGCCCTAAGTGGTCCATCCATTCGGAATAATCGGGCTATTACTTCTCTCAAATCTGTAATTAATATCGATGGTAAAGATATTAACCAATTGAATACATTCCCTACTACCTTGGCAATCCCACCTAATAATCTAGCAGGTAAACCGATTAATATTTCATAAGTCAAAAGGAAAACACTCTTGACGAATTTACCAAGGAATTGTACTGCTACTAAAAGGACATCTCCTAGTTTAAAGAAGAAATTTCCTTCCCCATTAAATAATGCTATAATAGAAGTAGCAAGTTGACTAATTAGTCCACCTTCACCAAAGAAGGGAGCGAATAGTCCACCAATATAAGAAAAGAAGCCGCTAATACCTTCTCCAATTTTCATCACAAAGTCAAATACAGTGTCAAAATTTATATTACCAAATGCTTTCTTTAAAATCATAAACAATAATAAAGCACCAGTAATTACTAAGCCAATTTTACTAATTGCCATAAATAGTTTTACGAAAGTATACCCAAACTGTCTGGCAAGTTTGCCCCTACCGGGACCAAAGAACTTACCTAATTTGTTCGCAGAAGTCCCAATACTTTTTAATTTAGATGGAAAATCTCCTAATATTTTGTCTTTTAAATCTCCACCAAAGAGTTTCTTAAATCCAGAATTTATCTTACTATAAACATCAAAGAATACTCGACCGCTAGCAATAAAATTGAAAAGGCCAGCACCACTTAATACATTTCTAAAGAACTTATATCCACCTTCACCATACAAAACCTTTCCAAGAAGGGTAGTTTGCTCGGTAGATGCCTTTTCTTCATCTTCTAATGTAACTGTTCCAGATATACCTGAAGATTCAGAAACTCTTTGCTGTCTTAGTTGATTTAACCTACGTGCCCTTATTTTTGCTCGTGTTCTGCTAAGTGTGGAAACTTTGGAGGCAGTTTGACCAACAGTAGTCTGAACTTTACGTAATTCATTAAGAGTGCCAGATAAATCACTAACCATCTTAGTAAACTGACCGAAGACATTTTCTAAAGATGACATTTCTTCAGCCGTATCTTTGATATCCTTCTTAAGTTGGTCCAAAGACATATCATTTCAGCCCCTTTGTCATTTCTTCTGCTTCCATTTGCTTAACGTTAAGATGTAAGTAAAATAAATCTAATACGTCCTCATAGTGCATTGAATTTACTTCTAATGGTGAAATCCCAATCGTTGCCAAAGTGTATTTGATGAAGAGAGATGTGTCACGGGGCGTTTTTGGCCCACGTCTAATCACATCCCTCATTCGTCGTTTTTTACTTCACCCTCTTGTAATGTGTCAAAAGGATTCGGTAAGATTTCTTTGATTTGGTTTCCTACGTAGGGAGAGATTCTAATCAAATCAATTGTGGAGAGTGATGGTTCTGTCTTCTCAATAAAGTTCTCTACCATATATCGGTACATTGCATTGAGGTCTAAATCGACATTATTTCCGTTGCCAATCTTCATGACAGTATTGAGTGCCTTTTCTACTTGTAGCCACGTTGGTTCTTTTACCCATACTTTTAGGTATTCATCACTATCTGGTGCGGCACGTACATAGTGAACTTCTGCTTCTTGCGGGCTAAAGAGTAAACTCTTGTCGGTTAATACTTTTTTATCTTGCATATTTTCCACCTCTTACCAACAAACAAACAAACGGTGTGTTGGTGGAATTTACTTCTTAGCCGGGGTTGTCTTCTTTGGTGTCACCTTTGGTGTGGGCTTTGCAGTGGCCTTTGGAGCCACTTTCTTCTTAGATGACTCCTCACGAAGAGTCTTCGTCATCTCGATTAAATCGTATCTGGATACCAAGAAAATCACCCTTGCAGAATCCAGTGAGTCTTCACGGTGCAGGTGTTCAATGTCCTTGGCATGACAGTTGCTTCTACAACAACTGGACCCTTATCGTCAGGAATCGGGAACGTGTTAGCAGATACAAAGTAATCATCGAACTTGAGGGTGATGTTTTCACCGTTAGACTTGGTGAAGATGAGTTCAATGGTCTGAGTCGTATCTTCACTGTCATTCAGTAGAGCAGTGTAGAGAGCGTCATCTGTTACGTGACCAGTGAAAGCCAACTCATAGGTCCTTTGAGCAGGGATGGCTTCAGAGATATCCTTAGCACCGATACCCAAGAACCTCCTATCCTGCAAGTTATTGTTCATCGTTAACGTGAGGGTGTTGATTTTAAGGAAGGTCTCCCCGAGTAACTTGAAGGTCCCATCTGAGAAGAAGAACGGTTCTCGGGTCTCATCTGCGTTCGTTGAAGACTCATAGTTGAGGAAACTCGATTCATCGGTAACGCCTCTCCTTGCATCATATTGCTCAGTCTGAGAGAGAGTGTGGACATTTCGAGTTGTTAGGTCGAGTGTCATCTTGACCTCTTCATTCTCGTTAGCCGTCATTGTTAGTGTGTTGACACGACATCCCCTAGCAATCTTGACGAAGTTCAAGTCTTCTGCTTCGGCCGCAGTGTTGGTACGATATTGGTTCGTTCCAGTCAACTTAGAGAAGTTCTGCTCTAAGGCGAACGATGGTAATAGGTCACCATCTTGCTCGGCAAAGGTGTAAGTGATTGCCTTACTGAGTGTTGTAGAACCGGTAGGTCGGTCCAACTTATGGTAGAAGTCTAACTGAGCATCAGTTGCTTCAAATGGAGAGATTGGCGGACAAATTTTGTTCCCGATGGTCCTTCTAAAGATTGGACCAGTTTCTACAATACCCAAAATTGTAGCATCGTCACCTGCCGCAACCTCTCCGGTTCCTGCGTCCATAGAACGAATGAGGAAAGAATCGTTGTCACTACTACCGTGTGCTAGAGTTTGTCGATGCGCATCAGTTGATAGTGCTGTAGCCAAAGCATCGGTACTGCAAATCAGTTGAGTGCACTTTCCTAAGAAGTAATACAAGTATGCTCCATGATTCGCAACCAATCCAAGGTTACCTCCACTGAAAGACGTGATACCCTTGTATTGGTAAGTAAAGTTCCTAGAACCACCGAGAGAAAGGTTCGTTTGCTTCATCTCTACCTCTGTAGAGGGGAAAGAAGCACTCTCAAGAATACCTAACCACTCATCAGAAAGTAGACGCTTTGCAGTAGATACTGGTGCGGGAACAGGGGCACCATAGGACTTCACTACGAAATAGTCCGTAGAAGCGGCAGAAGCACTTGGTGAAATAGTGAACGAATTAGCATCATTTGATGTAATTCTGTGAGTAGATTGTAGGGCGTCACTAGTATTGTAACGCTCTAATAGACACCCTTTGTATAGGTCAACAATTAACTCGAAGTCTGAATCAAAGGTCGAGTTAACTTGAATAATTGATTGAGCACTGCCATCTAATGCACCACCACCATCTTTTAATCCCACTCCAATGAATAAATCATTTTCAGGAATAAAAGTAATACTTGCACCGGAGCCTAAGAAAATGTCTGTGTTCGCCATATTGCATCACCCTTTTACAAACGGACTAAGGGACGGTGACCGCAAATCTCTTCAATTCTACGTTTACTTTATATCCAAACAATCTCTTGTTTCTGTCGTTAGATTCTGACCTTGCGCCAACAAATAGTTGATTTATTCTAGTTCCGTCGGATGCAGTGAAGCCACGCCTCTTAGACTCAAGTGTGTGACGTGCAATCAGGTATAAAGCCCTTAGCCTGTCACGGCCAAAATTTGCGTCCCCTGAGGCTCTTTCATCATGAATACAGCGAATGTGCATTGTCATGTTGTAAGTCTCATCAGCAATATCATAATGAATAGTTGGGTAGTTTAGCGTTTGACCATCTTCATAAATGATAATTAGGTCAGAAGTACGATTAGCAATAGTTTTGTTGGACATATCATATCGCACGGCAGTATTCTTATTCAAATTTCGAATATCAATAATAGTAGGAACTACTGCATGCGTGGCACTAATTGTGCCAGCAGTTTGTAGTGTAGTTGCAGAAGTGGAGAAATTATTGTTTAGGAGTTCAATAAGAAGGGTGCTTTCATCCATCACTTACCCTCCATTCTATTAATGAATTCCTTTTCCATATACTTAGCAATCTTTTCTTCTAAATCTTTGATTATTTCTTCATCACTAAAAGAAAAGTCTGCTCCTAAGATTGGTGCTACTAGTTTCAATTGCCTATTGCGGTCTTCCATTTGTTGACGTAACTCATCGAGTTTATTTTGAATGCGCCTGATATCCATGTCAATCTAATAGGAAAACGTAGGCTTGCTTGCCGGTCAAGATGTCCATGGCCTCTTTGCGTAGAATATCGTACTTCGTCTTTGTATCGATTCCTGCTCCTGTATCAGCGATGAGAATCGTTTGGTCGTCATGTCGAAGAATCTCAGCACAAGTCAACTTGGTGGCGGCTTCATGAATCTCTGCCGGAACTCGGGTAATGCCTGAGACATAGGTCACTCTTACTGAATTGTTCGTGTGGTAAGGATATTCCTGTAAGAAGAAAATACGGCCCTCATCATCGATATTCCACCAATTCGACAACCTTCCTAGGTTTTCCTTGTCTGTGAAGTTCGTAACCGTGACCGCACTCCCTGTGTAGGTGGCTGTAAGGGTACAGTCTGCCCCATCTTCCCCATTCAAAAGACTGTGAATAAACACCCTCCTCGGGTTCTCACTGTCAATTCTTGCTCTGAAGAAGTCTGACACGTTGTAACTCGATACGCTACCTGTGACGGTCTTGGACGCAGTTTCCTGAGTGAATTGGTAAGTGGACTTAGGGAAGGATTCGTTGACCAAATCAGCAAACTGTTGTGCAGTGGTCCTTGCACCAAATGACTTGTTGAAACTCGATGTACCCAAGAGTGTTCCAACGTTTTCACTACCTGTAAGAGTAAATGTGATTCCATTAGGTAGAGTCAGAACGGCGTTGGTAATTTGCCCGTATTGACTCTCATCGAATTCGATACTTGCTCGGGCAGAAGCGAGTTCCTCGTAGTTACTACCTTGCCACACTTCGAGACTGATGACCTTTCCAACTTTCATTTTGTCCAACTGAACGAATCCGACATACCCACCATAGTATGCTTGAGCGGGCATTCGAGTGTATTCGAAGTTGTGAACTTCATCTTCAATGACAAGAGGACGGTAAGAAGTGTCTACCTTACTGTCAATGATACCCTCTACTCGCTTGATGATAGCCCCGACTTGAGCGAGAGTTGGATTGGTTGTTGTATCGAAAGCAGGAATCTGAAGCATGTCAGCAACATCACTAGCCCTAGTGTAGAAACCACGCCCATCTGCGTAAGATGGGTTAATGGTCGTAAATGCACTGGGGTCCTTGGATGTTGATGGCATTATCCTTGCCTCTTAATCATTTTTTCTAATTGCCTTACTCTAGAAACAATTTCAGTAATTTCTTCCATTACTTCTGGATAGTATTGTCCAGTTTGTCCCTTTTCGGCCTGTTGCTTAAATCTAGAATAAGAGCCAATGAATTCTTTTGCTCTCCTAGCAGTATCGCTTTTTCCTTCTCCTTGACGGGCAATATCTTGAGCAGACATAAAAATATCTACTGGATTTATATCTAAAGTGTAAGCATCATCATACTCTATGTTAAACTTAAATTTAATTGTTGTTGAATCTTTTCCTTCAGGGAACGCTAGACTAATTTTACTAGGAATGGTAGTTATTGTAACCATAAGATTTTCAAAATGAGAACTCAATTGAGTAACTGCTGGCCTCATTTTTTCTATTTCTTTGAGTAAGTCATCTTCTACTTCAGAAGCCATGATTTTTAAGAATTCAATGGCACTTTTTTCTCCACTACTTGCATCTAATTTAGATAAGATTTCACTAGTGTAAGTATATGTAAAAGTAGGTTCTAATTTATATTTTGCAGAAGCAACAGTTGGTGTAACGCTAACATCAACTTCTTCTTCCTCTTCTTCTTGTTTCTCTACATCTTCATAGAATTTAGGATTCTTTTGGACCTTTAACCCAAGTAATGGTAATTCAGTAGTACTCTTAGTCTTCATTGGGAACTTTTTCTTATCTACCTTAGTAATACCAATCTGTTTAAGTGCTCTCATTTTTTCATCTAATAAGTCCTTAAACATCACTTCAATTTGTGGCTTAAATCTAAATGCATTTTCAGCACCCTTTGAATCTAAGTCTGAAAAGTCATAATCAATATCCTCAACAATTTCAACTCTACCTAGAACATCTTCTAAGTAAATCGGCTGATTGTTTAGAATTTTATTGGTAAATCTGTTCTTGGCCGTTAGACCATAACCCTCACCAGAGGGAATAGCACTGGGAGCAGTTCCATCTAAAAAGGCACCAATGGTAATATCTGACTTACCACCAATTAATTTTAGATTATCTTCGAACTTCTTCTTGCTCTCGGGAGTTAAGAAATCAGTAACATCTACATCTTTAAGACTGTCTTCTATAATTTTAGTCCATAATTCCTTATACTTACTAGCATCAAATTTTTCTAACTTAGCAGATTCTCTAAACGAATCCCTAATATCAGATACAAAGTCATCGAACTTATCTTCGGACCCCTCAAACGCAAGAAGCAAGGGTGCTCCTAATTTCTCGCTAGCGGCATACTCTTTGATGCCGTCACCGAGGTCAATCCGAATTTGCACTTAAATCACTCTCACATGAGCCACTTGCCCCAAGCCGCAAGTTTCTGTGCTTTTTCGGCAAGGTGTAAGCCAGCACTTGGTGGCTCATAACTCATGTTTCCAGTTTGTGGGTCAATCCAATATGGACGACCATATCCATCTTGACCTGATGGTGGAACGGGATATCCTGAACCGTTATTCATGGCCATTCCAGCCCCAGCGTACATTCCTCCTGCTCCGGCCATTCCAGCACCGGCCATTCCGGGTCCCATACCATTCATCCCATTCATCCCATTCATTCCGCCCATTCCGGGTTGTCCACCGGCTACACCCGTGGAGAATCCTTGGGATTCTAGATACTGTTGCTTCGCAAGTCGTCGCTGATTGATGACTTCTGTATTCAATGCAGAGTTACGAATAGCCTCAAGGTCGAGATTGATGTTCTCTTGAGTAATCTTCTCGTACTCTCGCATGGCATCAGGATGCATACTCAATTTGCCAGTAGAGTCAGTAACGAACTCTAACTTAGCAAGCATTTGGCTGATGGTCCTCTCCATCACATCCTCCATGAGTTTCTCAAGAGACTCAAGGAAAGCCTTACCGTGGTACTCAAAGAATTCTTCAACGTGATTCTCCTGCAATTGCAGAAGATTGTTCATTGACTTGAAATTATTCTGTGCGCTCATCTGAACTGCATTATAGACAGACTTGTTCCTCATTTCTTTTCTCCTCCTTTCATTAAGAAATTAATTCTTTCTACATCCAATTGAATTTCTTTTAGAAGACGCTTGACCTCATCGGGTGGAGTCTCATCTCCTTCAGGAGCGGCCTGTTTAATAACCCATCCGGCCGCAGATAGGGATGCAATATCTTGTGCGTTTAATGTGGTTAATGGACCTCTTGGCTTCATAATTGATGGTACTCTTGGTTTAGGCACGTATGCTTTGAAATCTAGTCCGTGCTTTTCTGCCAAAACTACCTGCTGAAGCATCTCAAATTGCCTATGATGAGCAGAATGTTTGGGACAATATGTTCCCCGAAGCGGTCGTCCTTTCTCGACTTCAGATAGAGGAATCGTTGGCCGAAGATTATCCGATGCCTCCCAGAAGTGCTGAACGCCACAGACCACACATCGGTCTTTCAAGTTGAACTTGAATCCGAACTTGACGAATAGAATCTTCTTCTTTTCTGGCATGAGTACCTTCTTCAACTCCTTGAGTTTCTTCTTAGGAATCGTCTCTCTAAATCGATACTCCATGATTGGACCCGGCATACGGGCATCAATGAGCGGAGGTAGGAAACTTGTTCCTGTTGTCGGGCTGTTAATCAAATTTGGTTGGTTAAGCATATTATCACCTAATAGTTCTTAATCATCGTGAAGACTCCCCGGTAAACCATCTCGGGTTCGGATTTCGCAGACATGATGTATTTGTGCGTGGGAATTCCCTTATCGTTAAGTTGTTGCATACCATACTTGAATGGTTCAAAGATTGGGTGCCTTTCGATTTTCCCGTCGTATTCATATTTATCCTTCCAAATATCGTATTTATTAGCCCAGAGTCCAATCGCTAAAGGATATTCTTTTGCTTTCTTCTTTTTACCATTAGGCCAAATATCACTGCAAATAGTGTCTACTAAATACTTCCATGCTACTTGATGGTCTAGATTACTTTTGTTTTCCATATGTCGGTGGTCAATCATAAAGATAATGTATTTTACTTTTCTAAGTTTCATATCTTTAACCCACTCTTTCCAGTAGATTGCTTCTCCTCCAATATCAGCAGACCTTATTGTATAAGCGGACTCATCTAATTTTAGATACTTTCGTGTTGCCCTTTCTCTTCCAACAGTCCTATGTTTAATCTGTGGTACTTCTCCTCTGGTTCTTAATTGATGTTGCATTGTAGTTTTTCCTACCATCGTAGAACCATAAACTCCGAAGTTGATTGCGTGTAGTTTCTTATAGGTTCCTAGGACAAGTTCACCCATAAGGATGGCAAATCCTGTCATTAATGACATTTATACTAATGCCCCCAAAAACCTTTAATTCCATCAATCATCCATCCCATAATGTTGATGTCAAAAACTCCCGCAATATTGCCCAATAATAGGGAGGCAAAGCAGGATGTAATTCCCCAAACCCATGCTCGGGCTTTTACGAACCAAATGTCAGCAGAATGCGCCCGCTGAAGGTCGTAAGCCATGCGGTTATCATCATGGCTGAATAAGTTAGGTAACACGTCATCACCTACTGTTCAATAGATGCCAAGAAGGTATTACTGACTTCTTGAGCCTCATAACTAGTAGGTAGGTTCGTGACGTTATACTGTTTCATGAAGTCTGTGCTGGATTGTTGGAACTTCTGTCGCTGTTCTTCATCACGACGTTGCCTCTCCCAGAACGTGAGGATTCTTCTATCCATGAGCCAGATTTCGATTCGGTCGTTAAGGGCTAAATCGAAAATGACCTTCATAATCATGATTGCTCCAACGGTAACTAGACCGAAGAGAATAGCATGACTTAGAGCACTCCACGGCAGTTCAGCACCGTAGTTAGAGTAGAAGAATACGTTGATTCCACTCATCGACCCTACGAATAGAATCGCCATTACTAGTCGGCTATCTTGATTGAGAGCCGACATGTCAAGCGAACTCCACGGAAACAGCGGCAGAGGATGACCCACCAGCGGTAATCTGCAAGTAAATTCCGTTATCGCAGATTACGTTGTGCATATCGTATTCGAAAGAAGCACCGGGAGTGTTGTTGTTCTCGTGATAGATGAACCTCGCAACTTCCGTCTTTCCGCTGACAGTAGAATTGGCTGAATCGAACACCTTAATCGTTACACGATTTGTTCCATCAGTGATGGCAACACCGTGTAAACTCGTTAAGCGTGAGCGAGACGTAGCAACTACTGTGCTTGCTGATAATACACCACTAGTTCGACAGGTCGTACCCATAGGTTTCCCTCGCTGTTCCATGTCCGGCTTGGGTATTAACCCTTCGGACTAAACTCACTTTTTAGCGGTTTTAGGCTTAACAGTGGGCTTACGGACGGTTGACTTCTTAACTGGGAAGAAATGCTGTGTAACCGATTTACGGTCAGCATCTACGCCAGTTGCTCGGCAAACCATTGCCAATTGTCCGTCCGTTATTTCAGAAAACTTCCCCTTTTCCGAGGAGAGGAATTCCACATCCAGCACTTCCGAACCGTAGAACGAAAGTGCTGTAGAGAAATCAATCTCTTCTGTGGAACCCTTCTCCAATCGGAGTAGTTCTCCTCCAACTGTCAGGTCAAAGAACTTGGGTCGGAATGACTCTTTCAGAGTAATCTTCGCCAAATTATCACGCTCAGAGGTTGCCGTAGACTCGAACCCGTACAGTTCCCTCGTTACCAGTTCCCGATTGTTGGGCTGAACCCGTAGAGAGAATTAGTTTGAAAGAACTGCTAGACTCGTATAGTCCCGTTTCTGCTGTGGCTACTGCTCGTGCAGAGTGACCGATTTCTTCGACTCCGGTCACAAAGGCGGCAGTAATCGTACTGAGTCCCAAAGAGGACGCAGTGACGACAATTCCACCTGCTACGTATGCAGTGATGTCCAATGCCGCATCAACGACGTATTCATCGCCACTGACCCTAGGGGCAGTAATGCCCTTATGGTCAGCAATCAGCGTAACTGTGTGTGCCAATTAAGCCACCTCAGTTGCCGACGGCGATAAATGTCCCAGTGTCACCAGATGTTGTGACGATTGTCACATCTCCGCTAGCAAGCGGAAGAGTCTCGTTAACTACTGCTACTGCGGCTTCTACTGCGCTCCCGGTGTGACCGAGAACAATGCTCTCAACTTCTGAGAGACCAGTGGAAATGTCTCCACCAGTCACGCTGTCTGCGTTCCAAGTGCCGATAACCATTCGTCGGTTACCGGCAACTTGGATGTCTAATGTTACTGTGCTACTAAATGCCATATTTCTTCATCTCCTTTCTTTTGTTTGTGTATCACTTTACGTTCGTGATTTTACCCTGTCCCTTCCAGAAGGAACATCCGACCTCACCGATGGTTCGGTACATTGCACGGTTTCCGAGAGTTCCGACACCGAATGGGTTGCCGTTCGTAATTCCGTCCTCGAAGTATTGTGTGGGCTTCATGACACCGAGCCAGAGATGGTCGGTATCCAAGAAGAGTAGGTCCGAAACTCCACCGGTTGCGCCGGAGTTCTTGGTAACGGGCATATCCTTCACTGGGATGATTGGGATGTCAAAGTAGGTGGCTACTCGGAATCCAACTTCCTGACCCTTGATTCCCCGAACACCGTTGAAGGTGGGGATAATCTCCTGTCGGTCCATGAATCGCTCTTGGGACTGTAGAAGGTCCGCAATTGTCTGAATTGTGTCGTATCCAGTCAGAATGACCTTGGGCGACCCACCGTTGAGGCGGAGCCGTCGAATCATGTCATTGAGCAGAGTTAGGGTAAGTGGTCGGATATCTCCGGCGGCGTATCCGTTACCGAAATCGACCTCAGCATCCAAGAAGGAAGCAACCGCATTTCCACTGCTTAGTTGACGAGCCGTGGAACCGTAGAGTTTCACGATTTGGTCAGGTAGTGTGGAAGCACCGCTACCGGTAGCAAGGAGCGAACCATCGTTCATTGCGTTCAATTCGGCAGAGGACGTGACAACTTTGTGGAGCGAGGTGTAGTTTCGCTCAATTGCCGTGTAGGTCGCATTGTCGTAGTGCTCAAGAGGCATTACGAGCATTTTGTTCTGGACCTCAGCGTGGTGCTTACCCATGTCTTCACGGACAATAGCCCGAATGTCGCCAACACCGTCGTCAATAGCGGCCATCTCAAGGGATAACTCACTGAAGTCGAATTGGTGAGCAACAATCTTCGGGCTGTAGTAGAGTTGCTCGTACTCTGGGGTCATTGGGACGAGACCATCCTCAGAGTTGCTGAATGAGGCGTTCTCAGGAACACCACCAATTTTGTCAGCACGGAGAGCATCAAAGGAAGTACCGCCAGTAAGCGACAAATCCGTTGTACCGATTCCAAAGGTTGAACCAGAGCCACCAGAGGGACGGCTCTTGAGAACTCGCCATCCGCTAGAGGACCAAGGTCGCTTGGAAAGAACGCTGAGTGCGTTAACTTCCCGGTTTAGCATCGACCAAACTTTTTGGCCGTAAAGTACGTTGTAAAGCGCAGTTAGACCTGCGGCCTGTCCAACGAAATCAGTACCGGTATCGTGGCGGTATGCGCTGTTGATGTTCGCAACCGCACCAGCCTGCTTCAAGAGAGCATTTCCGCCTACACCGCTAACGCCGTAGGTGGCCGCTTCAAGGTCAGTCATCGTGTTAATGTATCCTTTACTCATTTTCTTCACTTCCTTCAGTTTCCTCGGGCAACTCGGTGGATGTCACTCCAATCCATATCTGCGATTTGGTCCAATGAAGGGACCTCGAACGCAGGCTCGGATTGTGCCTTTAGAATCTCATCTTTCTCAGCCGTGAGAGACTTGCGGAGTTCCGCAAACTCGTTCTTCAAGGATTCAACCTCGGAAGCGGCGTCGTAGTTCTGCTTTGCAAGCATCTCTGCTCGCTCTGCACTCTCTCGCTCGAATCGGGACTCGAACGCTTTCTTGAGGTTATCATAAGCAAGAGCCTCTAATTGCTCTTGGCGGAATGCCTCGTATGCCTTCTCAATGTTGTCAATTGAGAGGTCAAGAGTACCCAATTCCTCGTTTGTGAATCCTTTCACAACAGGAGCGGAATGAGTGGGCTTTCCAGCATCGACGACGATTCGGTCCTCAGGCTCACCATCTTCTGTGGCAGGCTCGGCCTTCTCTTCTTCTTCGCTGTAAGCCATCATTTCTTCGGCCTTCTCTTCTTCCATCATGGCATACTCGCCCATTTTTTCTTCTTCGTGGGCGGCATGTTCCATCATTTCTTTCTCACCCTTCATCTCTTTGAGAAGAGAATCGAGTTCTTCCAATGCTTTCGTCAGTTCTTCAGTCATTTTCTCACCTTTGTCTTGTTTTAAAATGTCAAATTTTGCTTCTGGATTGATTCCTTTTTCACAAATCGTGACTTCGTGTAGTTCTAATTTTGAAATTTCGTTGTATTGCCCTAGTTCGGGATGTGTTTTCTTATTCTTTCTGAGTGCTTGTCCACCAATGCTAAATGAACGTAGAGTACCTTTTCTAATTCCTCTTTGGACTTCTTTTGCTTTTTCGATGTCCTCTCTTAGTTTAATTACTACAAAGAATCCTACGTCGTCTACTTCTGTTTTCCAGAGTCGTCCTGTTTTATCTCGATATGAATCTACTACAGTTCCTACTTGAACATTTGAATGATTTGTCATTACATTCCTAAAGGGTTTTTCCTCCATGAATTTTTGAACTGCGTCTTTTAATGCATCTAAAGTGATTAAGTCATTTTGCTTGTCTACAATTTCGATGCTTGCGTACCCACCAATCATTAGTTCGTCGCTACTTTTGAGAATCTCGAATTCGTCTTTGCGTACTGCAAGGATGCTTTCCATTGCTCCCACTCCGTCCTATGTTTGACGACTACTTAATAGCCTCGGTTTCTTCGGTTGGGAGTGCTAATTTCTTATACTTCCCTTGAGTAAAATTCCACTGTCCTTCGTCATTACTCTTATCTGCGGGAGTTTGCTTGTATCCCGTCCAAGCCAACCACATCTCCTTTCCATCTACTTCAATGACACGGAAATGCATTTTAGTCTCAAAACGATTACCAGATAAGAAATATTCGTGATAATCTTCTCTCTGGACTCCTAATGTAATATCACCACTATCAAGCACCTTTTTCTTTGAAGATGCCCGAGTTACTTCAGCAGGGTATTTGCCTGCCTTACCGAATAAGGAGTAAATATCTTCTTCAGTTTCAATATCGATAGTCCAAGACAACTCTTCGTCACCCAGTTTCATAACTAGTTCTAAGTTCTCATCCTTCCTATAGTAGATTTTGAATTGTCCTTTACGATACTTGTCAGGAGTTTCATACTTGATTAATTTATCTACATCGTGAATTAATTTGTTAGTTTGTCTATCAAATGTAATCCCATCCCTAAAGTCTAACCAATTCTTTAGTTTCTTCTTATCTGATTCTAAGACATCTTCGTACTCTTCACCAACTTTTTCGAGTAGGAACTTATGGGTCGCATCGATGGTTTGAGGACCTTTATCCTTGAGGAAGTTCAATACTGCTGTAGTGATGAGGGCCTGCTTAGTCTTCATGACTTCCTCTGCCTGAGTTTTCCAGTAATCTAAGTTAGCAATGGCATTCTTTGACATGAGGTTATCTTCCTCGAACCCATAGATTGTGAAACCATCTAGGTCAGATTTCATGATGATAGTAGCCTCACCGTGAATATAGTCAGTGATTCCGAATCCCTTACGAAGTGCTTTCACCTTATACTTCAGAGAGGGCTTGGTATCTTCAGCAAGTAACTCAAGAGTGATGACTTTATCTGGATGTTGAACCTCTGGGATTTCAATAACCTTAGCAGAATAGATGGTGAATCCTTCTCCATTACTCTTCACCTCGTCTACTTTGACTCGGAGAATGGCCCCAACATCAACGTTGATTTTCGTGTTGAGGGCCTTTCCAACATTCATGTATTTCTTACCCTCATACTCAGAGTAGATTTTCCCTTCTCCTTCGGTTACTGGTCCAGCACCAAGAGTGTAAGAGTAAAGGTTACTCTTCGTTTTCTTCTTCCCTAACACTAGAAGGTCAAGGTCCTTGAATTTCTTCCACTTCACCCACTTGGGGTTCTTCTTTGTGCCAATGAAATATGTGGATGTAGCATCTTTGATGACAACACCTTCTGCTGTAGGCATGTCCATGATTTCCTCAGCATACTTCTCAATATCCTTGAGGCTATCTGCCATTCGGGTATCCTTCTTGGAAGGGAACTGAAGATACTCATCAGAGTGGATAGAGTAATTGTTGAACAATGTGTTGAGCCTATCCTGTAGAGTTTCATCGTGAATACTTCGGTCTTCGTGCCGAATGATATCGAAAACGTGCGCCCTTAATCTGGCATCTTTGTATTTATCTTTGAATACGTGAGCGATAGTATCGGCTCGATGAAGGGCACTGTCCCCATCGAAAAGAATGAGTTCTCCATCTAGAATGCAATCTCCAAAGTGCTTTGCTTGCATCACTTTGACTTGTTCAGGACACTTCTCAGTGATATCCTTTTCATTGTAGGAATAGATTTTCACCCGGTCATCAATCTTATGAATTTGAATGCGCATACCATCGTACTTTTCTTGAACGACGTATTCCCCAGAGAACCCTTTGAGTTCATTCATGTCCTCAATGTCGAAAATTCGATACATGGGTTTGTTCGGAACTACAAAGTCACTAATCGCTTTCTCTTCTGTAGACTTCTTCACATCTACACGCATTAAGTTAGACCAATCCTCCTCACTGTTCATGTGGAGGAACGCCTCTTTCAAAGAGTCAAAAGCGGCCTTAACCTTGGTTTCTACTGTAGAGGTATCTTTTTCGTCCCCGTAGTGTTCGGAAATATAGAGGGATACATCGTCAGGATGTAGGTCTAACCCCTGAAGACCCCGTGTAATTTTGTCTTCCTCGACCTCGATATGGGCATAACATTCTGGCATTAGTGTTCTATTGTCACTACGAATAGCATAGTGAATAAATTTCACCATATTACCTTGGTCTTCTAGAAGACGGTCAAGGGTTTCGTCGCCGAACTCTTTAGCAAATGGGTCTTTTACCGCATCATCTTTTAATCTTAATTCTTTAATACTTTCATATAAATTACGAGCAACTGTAGATTCTGGGTTCATCACATCTTGGGAAGTTAAATCTTTTTCATTTACATACTCAGAAAGAAGAGTTCCCATAGAACCTTTTGTTTCTAATTTTTCACGAATTTGTTTTACGGCACCTTGCCATTTATTTCCATAAGATTTAGAATCTGTGCGAGCCATCAAATAGGCCGCACGAACTGATTCAAACAAATCAAGAATCTGCTTACTAAGCAAATTAGTATCCTTCTCTAAGAGAAGTGCAGATGAGGGCATCTAATCACTTATTCTGCTGTTTTGCCTTCAATCGAGCCAACTGGGGATATAAGCCCATTTTATTACCCAGTTCGTACAGTTTTTCCATGATTCGCTTTCTTTCTGCATCCCTGAGTTTAGAGATAGCAATCATAATTTCCCTTGGGGTCTGCTCCTCTTCCTTCTTTACCGGAGAACCGACTTCCTCCCCACCTAGACCAAAGCCCTCTTCTTTTTGGTTAAGATTTTCAGTCTCGTCCGCCATAGGCTTAGGGTCTTTACGCTCAACTTCTTCCTCATTACTTGGGAGGGGAAGTTGCTCATTAGTTGGTTCTTGGAGCATCTCTCTTGCCTTAGATACAACATCCATGATTTGTTCTGCAAGGCGTTCTTCTTTGGTAACTTTCTCAGGCATCATGCTCCCTCCATTCTTTCTACCATTTCGTGAATTTGCGACCAATCCATTTTCGAGATAGTATCACTATCTGGAAGGTCACTAGAAATGCCAGAATTAGAGATGCTGGGAGAAGGGGACTCACTTACTACCCATCCTGCTTTCATTAAGAGATTATCTTTATGATAAACTGTTTCTTCTAGTGTTTTGATTCTTGTAACTAATTCTTTCATTAGTAGTAGCATCTCATTTGTTTCGTCACTCATCTCGTAAGTCCCCCTTACGCTTTGGATAGACCATGCCTCGCACTCGCCTATAAAGACTTTCATACTTCTTTCGGAGGGTAGCGGCTTGTGCAACTAAGTCTAAGTTTTCCTCATCAATTGTTAAAACTTCCTTCTTCATGTCATCATCTGACTTAATTAAGTCTAGTTCCTTCAATACGTCCAGTAACTCTGACAACTTGGTAAAGTCTTGACCAAAATATTCAGTAGGTTGAGCGGCTTGTAAGGTACGCTTTACCTTCTTCTTTACTTTCTTATCGAGTTTCTCTAGCATCGGGCTGTATTCCTTTGCGATTTCTTGAGGAGATTTCCTCTTCAATACGTCTTCCCACATCAGTTTCTTTCCTCCTTTTGTTGCATAAGTGCGTCTAGAATAGTATATGAATTAGATAGCACTTGAGAAATTTCTTCTGCTTCGGAAGCAGTTGTCTCTAGTGTTTCTTCTGTGTCATTTAACAGTGACTGAATTTCTTTATCCATTAATAGGTCTCCTCTTCTCTTGAGTAGTTCCCTAAATTTACTCATATCGTTTCTATGGATACGGACATCAAATCCTGCTAAAGTCTTAATGATTTCTCTTTCTGCCCTAGTTAACTTCTTAGATAACTCTTTCTCGAACTCCGGAGAAGCACTTACCATTTGATGAATATCGTCTACCATATATATTTTAGGAGTGATTATTTCTAAATATTTGAGTCTCTTTTTAGCATCTTCATGTAGCGATTCTAAATTTTCATCCTCAATCATTTGCCTAAGAAGTTCCATTTCTGATTGAAGTTCTTCTTGGCTAACCATAATTTGTTTTCTTAGATTTAACTTTACACCAAATACATCAGCAAAGGCTTGCATCAATTCTAACTGATATTGGCTTTCACTTACTCCCTCTGGTAGTAAAGACTCACCCATTGTCTCTCTCAACTTTTTACTATCATTATATGTATCTTGAATGCTTTCAAGATGAACTTTAATCTTCTCTAGATTATTTTTTGACCTATCTAACCGGGACTTAAGAGTCTCAATCTTATTTTCTTCAATGCCTGAATCAATATATCTTTGATGTAGTTCTTCGCTTCCAAAGTTTCTAAACAGTTCATCAAAACTCTTTTCATCAAATCTTGATAGAAGATTTGCGGTCATACCTTTATCTAAAACTTGAGGTAACTTATTGTTACTAATTAAGTCAGAAAATACTGATGGAGTACCTCCTCCCAAGTTCTTAAGTTCATCCTCAATATCTGAATAAGTAATATCCGGATTACTCATCATCTTATCTAACTTAGATAACGAGAAAGCAATCTTATCTAAGTTATCTGCTAAAGACTTGATTGCTTTCAATTTTCTATTGATATCCTTGGTTAACTTTATTTCAATCTCTTCTTCCTCTAACTTAGAAATTAGACGCTTCTTGAGATACATAGGGAGTTTAGTTCCCCTAATATCATGAATATAGTTTTGCCTATTAAGGTCTGAAATAATCTCTCTGTCTTCTTCTGAAAGGTTCACCCTCTTAAGAATAGTATCAACTAATCCCATAAGGGATTGGTCATTCTTAAGTTCGGAGAAGAACATGTTTACCACTTGTTTTCAGTACGTCGCTGTTTCTTAGGTAATAGGATTACATCAGGAATTTCAGAGGAACCGGGAATGTTTCTCTTTTGTAGGCTAGGGTCAGTGCCTGCAACATCAAGTCGGTTACTTCGAGTACCTACTCGGTCACTAGCGGCTAAATCTGATTTTGCTTGGGCTAGTTCCTTTTGTAACTGCCTTACTCTTTGTGCTGTATCTGTCATTTCAAATTCTCCTTTCGCTTCTTCTATCGACGTTTTGATTTCCGGCTTCTTCAGGTAATCCGGTCAACCTCTTGTCCGGCCCTACGCTCATGCGAGGTTTATTTCTTGTGGCGGGAGGATTCTCCTGAGGTTTAGGTGTTCTATCCTCTAATGTCTCTGGTTGCATTTCATCTAATTCTGGCTCAACAATATCAGATTCTATGAGATTATCCTTTTCAACTGGGCCATCTTCAGCCATAGGCATTTCCTCTTTGGGTTTCTCCTTAGTGAAAGTGAACCTACCATCTTCATCCATATCGACTTCAAATCCTAAGTTCTTCATTGAAGCGGCGAGGTTAATCTCAATCTCCCGCTTTCGCAGTGTAGCGATTTCATCCTCCTCTTCTGAGGGGGGTAACCTAAGTTTCCAATCGGTGATGCCAAACTGCATCTGCATGAATGGGAAGACGTAATCGTTGTAGATATTCTGAGCCATCTGAACTGCTCGATTCGTGACAAGAATCTGCATTCCCTCATTGTTGAGACCTCCTCCGGCAGAGTTGTCAGACATGAACACCTTACTGACACCATAGAAAGCAGAGATTCTGTCACGCAAGTCATCCTTGACGGAAACGTAATCCATTTCCTTCAGGTTATCCATGAATTTAATCCATTCAACAGACCCCTTTCCATTCTCAGCCTCAATACCCATGATAGGGATGAAGTGTGGGTCCTGCTCCATCTTCTCCTTCACACCTCGCCAGAATTGACGCATTGAGTCCATGTTACGTGTCTGAACTGCCAATAAACCTCGGGGTGTACGGCTCTTAGAGTAGTAACTGTTGACATAATTCTCCATAGCGATGAGTGTCGTAATATGATTGAACAATGTCAAAATTGGTGAGAAACCGTAGAGTCGAGATGGCTGATACTTGCTGAAGTGAAGCACCTCTCCTTTGATGAAATACTGGTCACTGCCCTTTGCTCGATTCACATAGTGAACCGGGAATAATGACTTACCACATTCTTGGCAGTGGTCATGAGCATTGTCACTCAGGAAACTTCGATGGTCAAGGCAGGTGAAACCCCGAGTACCCATCTTACCCTCTTCATCAGAGTAAATCATCATGGTTACAGGGTCTCCACGGAAGAGTTCCTTGATTCGATGCATACGAATGGTTCCCGAGTTGTCAAGGTAATACTCCTTGACGAGAACGATGTAAGCATCATCCATGATGTTGAGGTCGTCTTCTAATTCCTTCAGAACATCAACGAAGAGTTGCTCAGAACCATTGACGTACCCGTCGAGAAATTTCTCAGCGTACTCCAATTGCTTAGGGTCGGGTTTTCTGAGTTCCGTGCTACCACACCGCATACATTCGGTAACCGGGTTAGAGTGTTTCTTACCGCAAGTCTTGCATTGCATAGTAAATGCTTCTTCCCAATAGTATCCTCTTCGAAAGACCTCTTGCTTGATATTAGAGATACAAGTTCTAACAATAACTGATTGCTCTACTATACGATAAATAAATGGAGCGGTCATCATATAGGAATTAGCCCGCTCTTGGATACCTATGTTGTAAATGGACCTATCTTCGGGAACAGGGGTTCTACGACGAAATAAGTTACCAAAGGAGAATCTTCTGCGTGGTTCCTCTACCATAACATCATCCCCTAAGTTCCGTTGGGTCCATCACCTTATCAATGTTGCTTCACCAATTGTAGTTACAGGCCCACCAACCAGCAGTTAGTTTATTTTTCTTCTCATCGCAGTTATGTCGTGATTTAAAATTAGCCCGACGTTTTGGGTCTTTGTGTTGTAAAAAGTCTTGCATACCACGGAAACCGAACATGACAATCTTATATTTACCATCTTGGTGGGCTAGAACCCTATATTTCTTAGAACTACCTTTTGGTGCTCGTTTTGGTTTATTTAGACCGGGAAACTTTTCTCCACGATAAATGACTCCGCCCTTAATTCTTTTAATATCTGCTTTATTGATTAAGTCATCAGTTTTCAAAACTTCAGAACAATCGTCACAGCAAGGGCCGGACTTTACAATGTCAAACCATTGCATGGTATCACACTAAGATGTAATCTCCATGTCGATGTTCTTCTACTGTGCGCTTCATGTGTCGCTTGATGAATTCCTTAACGTTGAATGAAGATTTGACATGAGGACGAACGACTTTCTCCAAGTCACGAAGACCTGCCGCCCCACCCTCTTTCTTCAGTTTCTCCATGATGAGTGTTCTTAGCATGGACATGTCTGCCTTCTCAATCTCCACTCCTTCACGGAGCATCTTGAAATCTTCAGCATCCAACTTACCGTTCTTGTTACGGTCGAGTTCCTTTTGGTTTCCAACAAGTTCTTTCTTCTTCAGTGTCTCTTTCCAAGTCATACTATGACCTCCATTTTCTTTCTGTTAAGTAACTGAGTAATCTCTTCTAAACTATCTATTTCGATTCCTGTTTCATAATTATTATTGTTTGCCCATTTAATGAATTCATTAGTTGACAGATTTTTTCCGCTACCGGGGATGAACGGGCATCCCCCTAACCCTGCCACACTAGCGTCGAATTTAGTAACTCCCCAACGAACCGCCGCCTCGACATTACTCATAATCTTAGAACCGTTCTTATTTTCATGAAGATGTAAGGCTAACGTAGCGTCTACGTCCTTCACTAACTCCAATGTTCTAAGCATCAATGTTGGGTGACATGTTCCAACAGTATCGCATAAGACAACTTCATCCGAAAGGTGAGATGCTTTTTCAACGACATCTCTGAGTTTGTGCTCATCTGGTAATCCGCTGAAAGGACTACCGAAAGCACACGATACGTAGACCCTCACATCAGATTGGTCCACTTCTTCTAGCATCGATTCCAGTTCTAGGTACTTCTCATCGAATGAACGATTCAGGTTCCTTCTGTTGAACTCCTCGCATGTAGAGAAGAAGACATTGAACTTCGAAACGCCTAGTGACTTGGCATCATCGAATCCTCGCTGATTGGGAATCAGAGTGCCAAAGTCTCCAAGGTGCTTAGTCTGGGAAAACACCTCTTTCGAACCAGCCATCTGTGGGACATATTTTGGATTAACAAACGAGGCGACTTCCATCTCATCTAGACCTGCATGGAATAGTGACTCTACGAGGTAGACCTTCTCATCAACTGACATCTCGAAAGAAGAATTCTGTAGCCCATCTCTGGGAGAAACTTCGTAGATGCTAAGGTCAGACATTTCAGTTCCTCATCCTCTGTGTTTTCCTTTTACTAGATTCCTTTCGGGCTAATGCTACTTGATGTGCGGCCTTCAATCGCTTTCTCGCTTCCGGGTCCTTCGCTCTCCTTGCCGCTACTCTTGCTCTCTGCTCTACCAGATTGATGATTTGTGATTTCCGTTGATGTGACTTTGACTTGAACGCAGAACTAGCGAAGGTATCTCTAACATCTTGGGCTGTGCGGAATTTTACTGGAACTGTGTCATCTGGATTTTCATCGGTGTATAATCTTCGTGAGGAACCTTTGGGTTTCTTTCCTGTACCTTTTCTCGGTTCTTCTTTTTTTACTCGACCATACTTACAATGTTGCTTACAAGTAAATCCTTTAGTTTTATTTGGTCCACTGCATATACAGTAACTCATGTCCTTTTTAAGAACTTGAAACCAACTCATAGTCCTTCAACACGTTTATACTTCTTTTTAGCAGATTTACCACGAGGGACAAATTGCTTTCCTTTCTTAGAGCCTTCTCGCTTCTTGCGATTCTCGTATGCTCTTTCCTTAGCAGTGAGAGATTCAGCAACAGACTTTGGAGCGTACCTTCCTCGCTTTGAACGTGGCTTCTTCATTTCCCTCTTATCACCAGAAACGTACTGCCAATCTTCTCGGGTCCATTCACTAAGGGCACGTTGTCGCTTAGTTTTCGCTTTCAGAGTATCGAACCATTCCTCAGTCACGATATCCTCCTCCTGCTCTCTTGTATGCCATAGCCAACATTTGCGCTTTACGAGCCGACCATTGTCCCGGCCGTCCACCTTTCCCTTCTCTCTTGATTTTATTGAAGAGTCGTCGTCGTAGGGCTGGCTTCGTGTAATTACCTGCTTGGTTCACTGTAGACTTGCGCTTCTTCTTGCGCTTGACAACATCGAACCAATCTTCAGTCATCTTTCTTGGCCTCCGCCTTCTTCTGCCAATCCTTGGAGATATCATTCTCAGTGATTGGTCCACCCTTTGCCCAAGTATCACAGGTTCGAGCCGAATGGCACTTGAAGTGATGCATGTGGCAGTATCCTAGAGTTTCTTCCCCTTCCTTTTCAGAAATCTCTCCGGGCATACACTCCATCATTCGCTTGGAGATATCGAATGCTACGCAGTTCCCACATCGCATGGACTTAGCCGCTTCTACCGAAGTCTCCCACTTCTCTGCAATTTTGTCCCAGTAATCTCCCGGCTCATCAGGATTAGCCGGTCCGTACATGTGGTTCTTTCGAGTCAAATTCCGATTTTCGGTATTTAACTCTACATCTTGCGTAGCCCTTGGGCAACTCATCTCTTTCAAAATCTCCATCCAATTCATTCTTCTTCACCCTCTGGTCCTTTGTGTTCAAATAGATAATCTGACGCATCATCTAGACTGTCCCATTCCTTATCGGTTAGTTGGTACTTCTCTTCGATGTTTTCCAAATCGTTGATGGCATCATCTAAGTCACTCTTGAGTACCGATTCCAAGTCATCCATGAGTCCCATCTTGCAGTTATCATGTAACTTAGCCACAGTCTCGATGTCGATTCCTTCCTTTACGAAATCGAATCCTACGTGGTCCTTGTGGTTCTCGTACTTCATCAACTTGAAAATCTCTTGACACCGCTCTCTGTACCAAGATTGTTTCTTGTGGGATTTCTTCATGCGAATCAATTCGATGAGAAGTTCTGCGTTGGGCTTCTTCATTCTGAAATGTGGTAGGCACTTGCTGAGTAACTCGTAGACTTCATTTTGCGAATAGAAGTTTAGACGATTAACGGGTCGAGTACCTTGAGGAGATTTCTGGTCAAGGTGGAGTTTACCAATTCCCAACTCCTTGTGGATATCGAGCATGAACGCTTTACCTCGCTCACCTGTTGCCACCAATCCAACTCGGGGATTCATGTTCCTATCCACAGTAATGTACCCATCAGAATCGATGAATGCCGCAGTGTATGCGTAGATATTCTTCTTGATTTCTCCGGGCAACTTGTAGTATCGTCCGTTGATGGATGTGACTTCTAACTTCTTGACCATCTTGGAAATCATTTGAGGAGAGGTCTTTCGATGGAATTGTTTTGGCATCCTGTCGTGAACTTGTCTCGCTGTAAGTCCCTGCTCCTCACACACGGTTTTCAGAATGAACTCCTCAACCTGCTCTTTTGGCGTGGTTCGAATATCTGCAATCTTGGAAATGCAACTTCGGAACTCCCTCTTTGCTTGACGCATCTCTTTGTCTAACTTGCAGAACTCAGCGTTGTACGGTAGAATATTGGCATCTAACTCTGCCTCCCAATACTTGCAGAGCGAATCGATGATTTCTCTTCGGTCATTTTCACTAGTAACCGTGTTGAGTTTAGCCAAATCGGTTTCAGTGAACCTCATCTTGGTCAGAGGGTACTTGTATTTACGAATCCAGTAAATTGAGTCGATGCTCTTGGAGAGATGGTCAGCATATCCTGAGATAACTGTCTCGATGGCCTTTGACATCTTGATTCTGTCATCGCCTTTCAGTTCTCGACGCTTTCTTCGTAGAGCCTTGACGATTTCTGGAACCGTCATGTCCTGCATCTTGAACTCCATGGGGTAATTCTCTAATCGTTTCCTTGCATCGGTTGCATTAATGTTGAACTTTTGAGAAATCTTCACCACTGTCTCATGATGAGACATAATTGGCATTGTATCCAAAGACGCCCTAACCTCATCTTCTTGCTTGACTCCTGCACTGTCTAATTCTGCGTCCATTTGGGTCTTTAGGTCTCTGGCACGGTCAAGGGCTGACCTTTGCCTATCAATGCGTTCTTCTTCCGCACTGAAATCAATTTCCTTGCTAATAATCATATTATCACCATCAGAAATTTAGACCTAAAACTCCTGTCATGCCGGGGAAAGCCTGAGGCTTAGGTGCATCAAAGATATTCATATCTTCTAGTAGGATAAAGTTATCCGATGCCATTGACGACGCCGCATTTGCTAATGCTAGACCCATCACTAAGTCGTCATGCGCCCCAATACCCTCAAATTTTCCACTTTCAGTAATAGAGAACATCGATAATTCCTCGATGATGGCTTGGGTAACCCTTCGACTGTTCTCGTCGCCGTAGGGTAACTTGATTTTATGATTCTCGAAGTTCATCTGTAGGCTCAGGATAACTTCCTGCTTCTTACGACGTGTTGTGTTGAAGTCCCGAACGTTCAGGTCAGAGATGTTCCTCAACTCTTGAGTGAATGACTTAGCGAAAGTGTTGGTCTCGAAAAGTACGACCTCGGGATTGAAAATCTTCCCGACCAAACGCACCTTCTCGATGTTCTCTCGAAAGTTCACGTTCTTCTGTCGGTCAACGTAGACGACCTTCTTGTTGTCGTTCTCATCTTTCTCAATCACGACGATAACGTTGTAGTCACCATCTGTTGAGATAGCAGGGTCAACTCCCACATAGTACCGTTGGCTCGTTTTTTGACCCATACGCAAAATGTCATTCGGATTCTTTGACTCTTCAATGTAATCTGGTGAGAACAAAGAAGTCCCTGTGGAAATTGGAACACAAAGGTATTCTCTCGTAAATTTGAGGGAGCCGATTTCTCCTCTACGTTGAATCAATGATTCGTAATCCCAACGCTCGGGCCAAAGAGGTTCGTTAAGAGAATTGAAGCAGGGGTACTTCCTGACAGTGTAGACTTCATTCTCTTCTAACTGAGAGAAGATGTCAGTGTATGAGAAAGGCGTACCAATCATTCTCAGAGATGCTGTGTGGTGAAGTGTAGGAATCAAGTCCCCGAAGAACCAATCACTCACTTTGTTGATGGCCGTCATGCTGAACTCTTTCATTGGGTCGTCAACGATAATCTCCTGAGGGTGAAGACCACGAATCTGAGAACCAACTGACCGCTCAAGAATAGAATTACCATTGGTCAATGTGATGTTACCAATAGCCCATCCCCTTGCAGGCTTGAACTGCTTGAGAATTCTATGATTGAATATCTTGTCAATATCCCTCATGTGGACCATCGTCTGCTTTTGGTTCGATGAGATGTAGAGCATCTGATATGGAGGAGGCTGGAACACTAGATTCCAAACGACCCAAGAGTGCATGAATACGGACTTGCCGTGGTCACGACTACAAACGATGACCGTTCTGTCTGTCGATTCCAGTAACTCTAGCCACTCTTCCATATACTTAGGAAACATCATCCCAAGAACGTGCTTGAAGAAATACGGAAAAGATGTCCTCGACATCTCAAGGTCCATCTGGTCCTCAAAATTGAGATTCTCAATTTCCATTGACAACCCCCCACCAATTTTCTGAGAAGATGAACCACTTCTGTAGTTGGTCAACGTAACCTGTTCCCTCTAACTCTTCACGAATCTCTGCGGGTAGTTCTTCGAGTTTCATATCTTTGAAACCCTTGGAACGATACTTATCTGCGGCCACACTATTCGTGAAGTTAACGTAGAGAGTCTTACTGCCTTTACTCTTCAGAATTTTATCGATGAGGATATCTCCTAATCCTCTACGTCGGTACTCTTTACGAATATGAACACCTGCACCCAACAACACACCCTTGTATTTCGAATACCCTATTACACCCACGGGAGTTTCCCCAAGAAAAGCAACGAACATCGTTGCCGGAGACTTGGCCCAAATGCTAGTTGGTGACAGATTCTTACCATATCTCATTGACCTCTTTTGATAATCAAAGTATCCGTCCTCTTGAAACACCTTAACGGCTTCTTCCTCTGACATTTGCCGAAACTCAATGTCCGAGGGCTTCAACATTCAATCACCTGAAGTGTGCCTTCACGAAATATACGTCCTCGGCTGAAATGCCGAAGTTCTTGCTGATGGATTCATGAGAATCGTAAGACTTCACAATCATGCTCACTTCATTTGCACTCATGTCCAAATCTCGTCCTTGCATCATGTCAATAAATTCACTGACATGCTCGTAGTCCTCTAGACTTCGGAATTGTTTGTAAATCTCCATCCCCTTGAGTTTGCGCACTTCGTCGTGAGCATCGAGTAATCTCTTCAGGAGAGGGTCCAAATCAGGATGTTCTCGGGATACGAATGCTAGGAATCTCTCAGTAGCGTCCTCGATAGTTTCGTTCCTGCTGAGGAAAGTTTTGTTCTCGCTCAAAATGTATGGTAGCATCACGATGGAATATGCTTTTCCAGACTTGAACTTACTATCTGCTTCACCAAGTGTCATGGTGAGCATTTTATTTCGGGAATCAATAGAACCCTTTGAAATTCCGAAAGCATCCACAATCATCTTGCCGACTACGATTTCATTGTCCTTGGAATCACCGAACATATCATCGAGAGCATTGATTGCCCTCTTTGCCTTCAAGTTGATATCTGCCGCATTGAACTCTCGGGAAGGGTTTGCCATCTCTCTAAGGAAGACAAGTACCCTATCTAGCCGATTTGCTTTGATATCGTTCAATGCTACTCTTGGGTCACGTCCTCCGTAAAGTCCAGAGATGAGTCCCTCTTTGTAGTCGCTCGCAATAAGGGAAGATAGTCCCTTGAATCCAAACGACTTGCGGTACTCAGGTGATGCAACAGCATACATCGCTGAGTAAACTGGCTCCACGAAATAATCGTATGCCGCATTCACCAAATCATCGAGGACCTCTTTGCTCTTTCCAGAGAATTGTCTCGTCTCACCCTTAGCACCCGGAGTGGGCTTGAATGTGACCTTGAATGTCTTTTGACCTGAAGGAGAATACGTTGTCTGCCCCTTTACGTCCTGAGCCCTTAGGGACCCCGCAGGGAATTGTGGTACGTATTCATACGCTAATCGAGTAAGAGCGTCCAAGAATTGTTCAATTGCTTCATCCGTTTTGCTGGCTTCACCTTGTTCACTTTGTCCCAAGTCCTTCACCATGAAGATTGGAAGATGATACTTCGACATGTCCACCGGTTGGAAATCCTTCATCTTGAGAAGACGACTCTTGATTTCTGCATACGCCTTCTTCTTAGAAGGAGAGTCACTTTCTGATTCGAGAGTAGCGATATTAGCGAGAAGATTCTCAACTGTGCTCATATCGAATGATGCTCCTATCTTGTCATTGTTGACCATCTCGATTGCTAGTAGTGGGTCTACCTCAATATGCGAACCATATCGATTACCTTCAGACCTAATCTGCTCAGAGATGACTCGCTTCAGGTCATTGATGCGAACCTTGCTCTCAGATGGAGCCTCTTCTTCGACTTCAATATCTGGACCAACTACCTTACCAGTTTCTGTATCAGTAAATCCTTCAGTGACTCGGAAGTATGGCTCATCATCTGTCAGGGCGAATAGGCTATCAAAGAACATCCCGATGGAACCATCTGCATCGGGTAGTTCCTTAATTTGGTAGGTATCCTGAACATCTAAGTAATCTAAGTCAACTGGACTCATAGATTTAATTTTATTAGCAAACTCGGAATACTCTTCACCATTTTCTACTTCAAACGTTTTCTTGAACTCGGAAAACGCCTCCACAAATTTTGCTTCTGCCCCATCAGCAATAGAGTTCCAGTAATTGTAGATTTCCACTCTTTCAGAAACAGAAGAAAGGTCGTGTTGCCCAAAAA